TTCAAAGGTTTCCGTGACGGAGGTATATTTTCTGGATTAAATGGCTACCGTACAGGAGGAGTACTTAGTATGCTCGGTGGGGGCTATAAAGGCTTCGCAGGGGGAGGAGTTTCTCGAGGACGAGATGCAGGCTACCCTGTTATGTTACATGGAACCGAGGCAGTAGTTCCTTTACCTGACGGAAAAAGCATACCAGTCTCTATGGGTAAAGGCGCAGGAGGAACAAATAACGTTTCTGTAAATGTAAATGTAGACAACCAAGGAAACAGTTCGGCATCAACTAGTAGTAGTAATGCGGATATTCAAGGTAGAGCATTTGCAAATGCTATTACTAGGGCAGTTCAAGAGGAATTGGTTATTCAATCCAGAGAAGGAGGCCTAATAGGTTAATTAGGGAGTAGTTATGGCAATAGGATTCACAATATTAGATGCGGAAAGCTACAATACTTCAGGGGGTGATATACAAGTACTCCCTGATAACGTTATGGCAAGAAGCTCCAGCGGGATTGTTTTAGTAGCAGCTTTCGGGGACGGGTACGAACAAAGAGCCTCCTACGGTATAAACAGTGTACGAGAAGTGTTTGAAGTAATTTTTTCTAACAGGGCAAAGGCTGAGATAGATGATATCACATCCTTTTTTGAAGCCAAAAGAGGGGTTACCGCTTTTACGTTTAAAGTGCCAAATTCAAATGCGGGAGGGAGTGAAGAGGCTTTAAAAGTTATTTGTGAGGATTACTCAACTGTTTATCTTAACGCTAATTTTTATACTTGCAGCGCAACTCTTAGAAGGGTCTATGAACCATGACAGATATTATAGCCTCGGACACAGCTAAGTTAGAATTAGATAAACTACTATATGTATACGAAATCGAAGCTACTAGTACTAGTACTTTAAGGTATCATTCAGGAGTAAATTCTTCCTCTGCAAATATAGTATGGTACAACTATACTAGTCCTTATGCGGCGATTACCTATACAGCAATGCCCGTAGATATGTCAGGGGAGAGCCGAGAAGGTATGGGAGGCCCCAACAGAGTGACTTTTGTTATAGGTACAGTTGCTACAACTTTTGCATCAGACTTGTCTAGTCTAGGAATTTACTCCTACGACGACTTAGTGGGTAAAAAGGTAACTAGGCGTACAACTTTTGCAAAGTATATTAATGGGGGTACTGCCGATACTAATGCGGGTTCTGCACCTGTAGAGTTTCCAAAAGTAACTTTTATTATAGAGAGTATAAAAGTTCTTACTTCTGAAAGCATTACTTTTGAACTAACAAATGGTTTTGATACTGAAGGTATAACCATTCCTAATAGAAACATGTCAGCCAACCTATGCTCGTGGATATATCAAGGGGTGGGAGCAGCTAATGTAGGAGGGGAATACTCCGCTTGCTATTGGTCAGATGTAGGAACCTTTAAGCCTGCGGGTCATACGCATACAATATACTTTAACTCAGAGGATCAGCCGTTATTGCCTTATACGGCTCTGGCTTTTCCTAACTATGCTACAGGAGCCGTTACCAAGGACTCCTTCTATTCTACTGCGAGCGCCACTAATGCAGGACGAAGAATAAATGTAAATGGAAGTATAACTAACGTAACCCTGCCTAACTTCTGGCAAGCAAGAGTTTCCAGTAGTTCTCCAGGCGCACCATCGGATAGTAATTCTAACTTTCGTCGTGTTCGTACTTACACTGCATGGGCTAACGATGTTAGTTATTTTACCTTCCAAACTTCGGGAGACGCTCAGTATGTTTTGCATGCGAATAAGGTTTGGCAGGCGGGTTCTTCCTCTTTAGCAGAAACCCCAGGCTTTAATGCTTTCTGGAAGTTAGGGGATGTATGCGGCAAGAAATTAAACTCTTGTGCTGTACGTTATGGTATGAAACCTAAAACAGGAGCATCGGGGCCTACCTCGTTTCCTAGCGTAGATATAGACACTACTCAGGCACTACCTTTTGGAGGCTTTCCTGGGTTAGGAAAGAAGTATTTAAGATGATAGATATAGTAGAGAGTATTAAGGAACACTTTGACAGTGAGTACCCTAACGAAGGTTGTGGTATAGTTATAGACGTAGGCTCAGAGACTCTGCAATGGATTCCTAGCAAAAACGTCTCCGAAACCCCCGAGACTGCTTTTGAAATAGAAGAAAGAATATTTGTAGAAAACCTACTTTATTCAAACATAGTAGGTATAGTACATAATCATATAGATTCGGATAGTAAGCCGAGCCAGCAAGACCTAGATGCTTGCAAAGCTATAAAGATACCTTACTGGATATTTAGCTATCCTAAGATGAAACTTACTGTTATATATCCGGAGGACTAATATGAAAAGAACTATATACTTTACAGGAGAAATGAAAGAAAAGTTTGGAGACAGTATGGTACTATACTCCGACAACCTTAGAGATGTTATTAAAGGTATAGAAGCTAATAGACCGGGTTTCAGAGCTTACTTGGTTTCTTTAGCAGAGCAGCAATTAGATATACGAATATACCATGCAGGTAAGTATATTAAAAAAGACTCCTCTTCTTTATACCCTCTGTCTGAAGAAGACATAATATTAAGTGTCGCGCCTACTGGAGCCTTTATTGGTGCTATTATAGCAGGTATAGCAGCAGTTGTTGGAGCCCCAGCAGCTATAGGTGCCGCTATTGGGGGTATTGCCGGCAGCTTTATAGCCTTTGCGGGTCAATCACTTTTGTGGATGGGTTTCAACAAAATACTCAATGGAATAATAGGCATGTTAGCTCCTGACCCTGTAGAAGGAGAAAACCCTGATGATACATACTTATTTTCAGGCCCACGAAATAGATTTGCATCTGGTACTCCTTTACCTATAGTTTATGGAGAGGTTAGAATGAGCGGATTACCTATAAACATACAAATAGTATCTGCACCTTTTGACGGGGCAGAGACAGAAATAGACTCAAAAGGCAATATTTTTGCACATAGGATTTAGAGAATGGCCATACTACGAAAAGAAAAAACCGGGGTGCTTGATGGGCAAGACTCTAGACAGACAGTATCTATATGGGACGCTCTATGCGAGGGGCCTATAGAAGGGTTAGTAGACGGAAATGCTTCAGTATTTATAAACAATGACCCTATAGTAGAGTCAGGCTCCTCGTCTCACATATCCAATGCTCATGTTGAAATTGCAAAAACTACCGTAACTCTTACTAATGGAGCACAGACTGCCGTATTAGTAGCGGGGGATGCCAAAGTAGATAGGTACAAAGATAGGTGGCTAACTATATTTAATGCTGCAACTTTTGGCGGGGTGTCTGGCGCTGTAGGAAGTAATACTATTACTGTTTCTGGAGGTATCTCTTCGTTTAGTCACAGCTCGAATTATATAAATAAAAACATACTTCGAGTGTCCGGCGTTAATATAGATGGTACAGACGCTGAGTTTGTGATATTAAGGTGGGTTAATTCAACAACTGTTACTGTGTACCCTACACCCCAAAAAACCTTTACAAATGCAACAGCTACGTATGATGTTATATTAGGTAAAGTTACAGGGACATCAGGAACTACTACATTGACAGTGGGTATGTTAGCTAACTGGCCATATCCTACAGGAGCCTATAGGTTCGCTGCTCAGAGTCCTGCGTACAACTTTAATCCTCAATTTGCTAATCAAACAAGAGATGACTATGGAGATGGCAAAAAGGTCAAAAGAAGCACTGTTCAGTTTAGAACTGGGTATTCCAACCAGCCGACAATTAAAGAGATCGGGCATTTACAAGGCAATTCTATAAATAGAACTATAAACATTAACCGAGCACTGGGCTTAGTAGCAGGGTACTTTCAATTAAATAATAATAGAGATGACAATGCAGCTAATGAGTTGGACGAATTTATTAGTGAAGAAGGCACAGATTCAGAATTTGTTATTGATAGTGTTAATACTTTAGGCTTAAGCAACTCAGGAGAAGTGGATGAATTACTACTGACCTTTCAGTATGACACATTAAAAAGCTTCCACTATGCGAAAGGTAAGATAGATAGAGGTTTTGCTGCCTATAAAGTTATTTTTTCCTATAGTAGAGATGGGGGAACAAGCTATACAGACGTAGAGCTACCTTATATAGAACATTTAGCGCAAGCAGTGCAAGCATTCGCTATAGATGACAGGATTAATTTAGAGAGCTATCAGCCTTTTGATAAA